CTATTGTCGATAGCGCAGAAAGAGGCGTTCACTACTTTCCATCGATTAGTATTCAATATTAAGCGTATTCTTGAGAAGGTTCCTTTTGGTTCATCTCGAATTAAATCATATGCCGCAGCCTTATATCTATTAAGAGAAGAGACTGGCATGAGTGAAGAACAACTAAACAGAGCTTTAGATGAGTTGGGTGTTGATATAGCACCTGATTTAAATGAAGACAATCACAATCTCCTTCCTGGAGATTATATCTTAAATGAAACTTTAACCGATCGCGTGGTTAAAGGCTCAGTGATATCATTAAGTAACACTATCCCAGCGGGTTCTTTTTCTGGAATTGATATATATAAGTCTACCACCGGTATTTTATTTACTGCATATAATGTAAAATAGGGTTTACTTTTGCGGTAAACTGTGTTATAATATAACTATATTAAGTTATTTTTGAATTGAATTGGAGAAAGAATGTCAGACATACATGTCAAGAAGAGAGATGGTTCTCTAGAACCTTTAGACTATGATAAAATCCACGAAGTACTAGAAGTATGTGCTGATGGATTAAATGTATCGGTATCAGATACTGCGTTAAATGCACATATCAAATTAGTTAACAAAATATCAACAGTTAACATCCATCAAACATTAGTTAAATCAGCCGCAGAAAAAATCAGTACACAAGAACCTGACTACGACGTGTATGCGGGCAGACTTCTTATTACACATATGAGAAAAGAAGTATATGGATCAAATGATCCTATTGACTTTTTATCGTATATTGAAAATAATGTAAAGAACAAATTATACTCGCCTGAGATTTTAGACTTCTATTCAGACGAGGAGATCGAAGAACTTGGGTCATTCCTTGATAGAGAGAACGACTTCAATAGAGGTTATGCTTCGATTGTTCAGATGGAAAGCAAGTACCTTATTAAAGATGTTAAGAGTGGCAAATCATTAGAGATGCCACAAGAAACATTCATGATTATTCCAATGGTTATCTTTGCTCATGAGAAGAATAGAAAGAAACTTATTATAAATTTTTATACAGCATTGAAAGACGATGAGATCTCATTACCTACACCGATTATATCAGGCGTAAGAACTCAGCTTAAGATGTTTAGTAGTTGTTGTAAGATTAAGATGGGTGATTCATCAGAGTCTATCTTATCTTCTGAGTATGCATTATCGCTTATGACATCTAAGAGAGCCGGTATTGGTATTGACATGGGACCGGTTAGAGGTATTATGGCTCCGGTCAAGAACAACACCGTTAAGCATACAGGAGCACTTCCTTTATTAAAAACTGTTGAGGCTGCTTCAAAACAATTCACTCAAAATTCATTACGTACTGGCGCTACAGTAGTAAACTATCCAATCTTCAATTGGGAGATAATGGATATTCTAGAATATAAAAACAATCAAGGTTCTAATACTACTAGGGCTAGGTTCATTGATTATACAATCGGCATTCCATCAATTTTTATTGAGAGGTTAATGAAGAAGCAAGACTTTACATTGTTCTCATCAGAAGAAGTACCTGAGTTATTTGAGCATTATGGCGATACTGAAAAGTTCAATGAAGCATACGAGATGTATGAGAATAAGCGTGGTATTAGAAAGAACAAAATCCCGGCATCTGAAATCTTTAATAAGTTAATTAAAGAACGTGTTGGTACTGGTAGAATCTATTTACATTTCTTAGATAACATTAATAAGCAAGGCTTGTTCTCAGAGCCAGTAACACAAACAAACTTGTGCTCAGAAATCTTCTTGCCAACTAAAGCAGTTAAGTTCGATGGGTTGAAACATACTAAGTTTGATAATATCAGAGACTATGATTTAGATGATGGTATGATCTCATTATGTATTCTCGGCTGTGTTAACTTTGGCAAGCTATCTTCTATTACACGTATAGATAACTTAACTAAACTGATGGTTAGATTCTTAGATAACCTTATTGATATTCAAGAGTATCCGTTAGATGCTGCTGAGTGGCCAACGAAAGGATACAGATTCTTAGGTATTGGTATATCAGACTTTGCTCATTTCTTAGCTAAGTCAGAGGCAAGATTAGGAACAGTTAAAGCGAAAGAGTTAACACATAAGTGGGCTGAACGTTTCCAATACGGATTAATTAAAGCCTCTATGGAATTAGCTAAAGAACGTGGAGCATGTGAATACTTTGATAGATCAGAGTATTCTAAAGGTAAGTTGCCTATTGATACCTATAATAAGAATGTAGATCAAATTGTTGATAATAAGTTATTATGTGATTGGGAAAGTTTAAGAGAAGATATTGCTAAACATGGTATGCGCAATATGTCTCTTTCTGCTATTCCTCCAACGGCGAGTTCATCATTGGTTAGTAATAGTACACAAGGTATTGATCCTATTCAAAGTGTGACAGATACATTTGAATCTGCAGCTTATACCGTTAAGAGTTTAGTTCCAGATCATGACAAAGAAAAGTACTATATGAAAGCTTGGGATATGCCAAACAATGATAGTTCTGAATACATTAAGCTTATGGCTATCCTCCAGAAGTTTATTGACCAAGGTATGAGTGTTAATCAATGGTATGACCTAACCAAAATCGAAGGAAAGATTCTTGATTCAAATAGAGTTAAAAGAGATATTATTACTGCATACAAATATGGACTAAAGAGTTTATATTATATCAGAAGTAAAGATAAAGAAAATACTAGTGAAGTGATCCTTGAGGGTTGTGAATCTGGTGCGTGTTCAATTTAAAGAAGGAGTATATATCATGAGTTGTAAAATATTTTCACTAGGTGAAACAGTACATAGTAAAGGCACAAGGTTATTTTTAGGTGAGAATTCATGTCATAGAAACATTCAGACATATCATGATCCGAAGTATCCTTGGATTCTGGACTTTGCAGAAGAGATGAGAAGTATTGGTAATTGGAGTAAGAATGAGATTGACTTATCAAAGGAGAAGAAAGACTTTGAATCACTAGATGAAGCCGGTAAGCATATCTATGAAGCAGGTTTAAAGTTTGCTATTACATTAGATAGTTGTGCTGGTCGTGCCCCTCTTCAGTTGTTTAATAATGGTGGTATATCTAATAACCCTGAATGGGAATTATATATTACAAATCACCAGAACAATGAGTTACTGCATTCAGAGTCTTATACGGAAATGGTTCGTGCAATCTATAATGATGTAGACCTATTCGTTGATTCTATCACATCGGATCCAGAAGTACAGAAAAGAGCTACTTCTATTTTAGGTGCATTCGATTGGGCAACAGGTGTATTTGATAGAATGGATGCTAACTCAACCGCGGTTAATCATGGTATGACAAAGCCTTTCCCTGAAGTTGATGAAAAGTTAATTAAGACTGCAATTTACAAAGCAGCACTAGTTCTTAATATGTTCGAAGGTATTAGATTCTTCTGTACATTCGTTACTAACTGGAGTTTCTCTGAGCAACCAACTAAACTTATGGCTGGCTCAAGTAATATCTTTAAGCTAATTGCAAGAGATGAGATGATCCATTTAGATATTGTTCAACGTGTACTTAAAATGCTACGAACAGATGAGAGTGAAGGATTCGTTGAGATTGCACAAGAGCTTGAAGATGAAACATATGAAATGTTCAAGACCGCATATAAAGAAGAGATGGATTGGGTTGAATATCTATTCTCTAAAGGCACTCCCCTGATTGGTATGAATGAACATATCTTGAAAGAGTACATGGATTATATCTTTGTGGTACGGATGACCAACATTGGTTTAAATCCATCTAAGCTAGGTCTTGCTATTGGACATAATCCATTACCGTGGGTAGATAATTACCTTGATTCAACTAATGTTAAGAGTGCACCGCAAGAGATTGAGAGTGTTAACTACATCGCTGCTATTGATTCAAGTAAAGATGAAGACTTTGATATGGAGGATTTATAATATGTTAGATAGAACAGGAAATGGGTACCTTGAGGATCCAACAATTTGGTCGGAAGAAATAATGTTTGAAATGGCCAAGGAAGATGACATTGTATTAACAGAGTCTATGGTAAAGCAAATTATGCAAGCAAGAGAATACTTTGAAGAGAATCAAGCCGTGCCACCAATTAGAACATTCTCTAAGTATGTTGGTATTGATAAGAAGGTGCTATTCAAAGAATGGTTGACAGGTCCAATGAAACCTATTAGTAAGTATGGCGGAATGCCACAACCACGAGGTTGCGTGTAAATAACGGTGTACATTTGCTGAGAAATATGTTATAATAGATATATTAAAATGTATAAATAAATTTGCTATTCGTCTGAATAGTTAATGTAAGACAACCGGGACGTTGTGAAACTATTTTAAAACAACAAGAGGTAAGAAATATGTTAGATAAAATCAATGCTTGGATCAAAGCAGGTACAGAAACTGGTGTAGCACTAATTGCATTTGCAATCGTATTACAGGTTATTTTCGGTGGAACGGTTCCATTTGTAGGTGGTGACATCATCGCTACAATTACTGGTATCGTATCACAACTTGGTGCTCAAGGCTTAGTAGGCTTAGTAGCAGCGGCAGTACTATATAAGTTATTTAATAAGTAATAGCTCAAAGTTTAGTAGAACTTAAAACTACGAACCACTTCATAATGGGAGATAAGGTTAGGCTAAAGTCTATCGAGTGCTTCCACCAAATTTGGTAATTTATTACCATTTACTATTGATTGGAGTTATGATACACGGTGGTTCGAACCCACCCATCTCCACCAAGGAACACATTATTTCCCCCGATAGTGTGTTCCTTAATGGGGATGACTTGGAATCGACATCGTAACAGAAGGTTAATAGTTGTAAGACCCAAAGTAAACGCTAACGCAAATACTTACGCAATCGCAGCCTGATAGGCATAGTGTGATTTGAGGATTTAGGCAGGATGAACCTTATAACCAAATCATCCTCCACCAAATTATAGTATATATAGATTGATTGATTAATTTACAGGAATGATTAAATGAACCACAATATTATATGGACAACTAACTACTGTCCATTTTGTGACAAAGCAAAGGGGCTTTTAGACAAAGCTAACATTGAATATGAAACACGGCTAGTTGATGAAGTGCAATGGACTAAAGCTGACTTACTAACATTAGCGCCTAACGCTACAACATACCCGCAAATCTTTTTAAACGATAACCATATTGGTGGTTCTGACGAATTAGAAGCATATCTATTTTTAGAGGAGACTTCTTTCGATGATCTGTAGAGAGTGTAATACAAACTATGAAGTTCTGGTTGATGTGGATGTTAAAGAAATGGTTCCGGCAAATGATATGGATATGGAAACCCCATACTGCCCGTTCTGCGGTGAAGAGCAGGAGTGGCGAGATGGATTCGACGAAGTGGACGTATAAAGGAGAAGAGTTTACTTCAGAAGATGTTGGTGAGTACTATGGGTTTATATATCGTATTACCAACTTAAAGACAGGTCATGATTATCTTGGGAGAAAATATTTTAAAAGTAAGAGAAAACTTAAGCCTCTCAAAGGTAAAAAGAATAAAAGACACCGGATAGTTGAAACTGACTGGAAAGACTACTATGGTTCATCAAAAAGATTGTTAGAAGACATTGAAGAGTTAGGAAAGGAAAACTTTACAAGAGAAATCATAGAGCTATGTACTACAAGAGGTAATACAAACTATGCGGAATTGGTATGGCAAGTAAATGAAGAAGTGTTATTGAGAGAAGATTCTTATAATGGTATTATTGCTATTAAGATAGGGGTTGGATCAGTTAAAAATTATATAATGGAGAAAGAAGATGGTAATAGTTGATTATAATGGTATAGGCATTGGTTCTATAATGGGCCAATTGGGTAGAGGTGAAGAGTTAAGTGAAGAGCTTATTCGTCACGTAATTTTAAATAACTTACGCTCATACCGAGTTAAGTATCCTGAACATACCTACGGTCGGATGGTTATTGCATGTGATTCACGATCGTGGCGTAGAGATGTATTCCCTGAATATAAAGCTGCACGTACTACAAGTAAAATTGATGATGGTAAAGACTGGACGGAGATTTTTAGAATCTTAGATGTAGTTACTAATGATATCCGTGAGAACTTCCCGTATGCGGTGATTCGAGTAGAGAGTGCTGAAGCTGATGATATCATTGGTGCCTTGGTAGTCCACAAATCTGAGCCTCTTACAGGTGAGAAGATTGTTATTATTTCTGCTGATAAAGACTTTATTCAATTGCATCACCAAGGTCAAGTAATTCAATATAGTCCTATGCAACAAAAGATGGTTAAACCTGAATCTACGTCTCAACGATATGCATTTGAACATCTTATGAAAGGTGATTCGGGTGATGGTGTTCCAAATGTGTTAAGCCCTGATAACTCTTTCACTGATAAGATTAGACAAACCCCAATGAGAAAGAAACTACTAGACGAATGGTGGAATCATAAAGATGATCTTAAAGCTATTATGCCTGAAGAAGCATTTAGAAATTATATGAGAAATAGAGAAGTGATTGATCTAGATAGAACACCACAAAAGATTAAAGATGAATCGATTAAACAATACGAAACGTATAAATACCCTAAAGCAGGAAGTGTTTTAAACTTCTTGATTGAAAAACGAATGAATTTATTAATTGAATGTGCCGGAGAGTTTTAGGATGGAAATATACGAAGTATTAGACGCAGTAGAAACAGCTTCTACTAGAGAAGATAAGATGAAAGTGATTGCTGATAACGATAGCCTTGGTTTGCGTGATATATTAAAAGTTAACTTTAATAAAAAAATTAAGTTAAACATTGATAAAAGTGTTAATTGGACTCCATCAGAAACACCTACTCAATCGCTAAAAGATATTACAAAACATTTACCATCACTAACCGATACTAAACTTGATAAGTCTAGAGCGACTAAATCATTTAAAGCGATGCTTGAACAAATCCACCCGATGGATGCTCAAGTATTGCAAAATGCTGTTAAGGGTAAATTAAAATATAAAGGATTGACTTCAGCATTAGTTAAAGAGGTATATGGAAATAAATTTATCACTAAATGATTTTGTTATAGCCACATCATTTCTTATAGCAATCTGTGGTTTTTATTATTGTGCCACACATCTAAATGAATAATGCCAGTATATAATTTTATACATAATGACACCGAAGAAATTTGGGAAACTACCATGCCTTACGCTGATAAAGATGCTTATATGGAAGAACATAATTGTCGTGCAATATTCTTACAAGGTCCACAGGTAATTGGTACTTCTAAAGACATTTATTCTAAGATGGATGATAATCTTAAAGATCGCTTGACACATATCAATAAGGCCTATCCTAAGAAAGGTCCTAACTCTACGAATTTAAGAACAAAATAGTTTAAATAACGGTGTACTTTTGCGGCGTTTTGTGATATAATAGATATATTATAACAACAATAATAAACTATGTTTAAACATGAACCGATTGATTTAGGCTATGCTGATCTAGTATCATCTACAAAGGATACTGGTAGAACCTATACAACCCCACCAAATGAACACGGTAGAAATACCTATCCATCTATCACTACAATTTTAGGCATACAGTCTAAAGAAGCTATTGAAGCTTGGAAGAAGCGAGTCGGTGAAGATGTTGCTCGCCAAATAGGTTATCGTGCTAGTACCCGCGGGACAGCCGTTCATGAAATGGCAGAGAAATATGTTAACAACGATCCTATGTGGGGTGTAGCAATGCCTAATATTCTTGCAGACTTCATGCCTATTAAACCTATCCTTGACGAGAGACTATCACTTGTATATGGACAAGAGCTTGCATTATATTCTGACCATTTAAAACTTGCTGGACGAGTAGATTGTGTTGGAGTATTTGATGGTAAGATTTCTATTATTGATTATAAGACTAGTAAGAAGACTAAGAAGTTTGAGTGGGTTAAAAATTACTTCATCCAAGAAACATTTTATGCTATTGCTTGGGAAGAGAGAACAGGTATACCTATTAAACAATTAGTTACTATTATCGCGGTGGATGATGCTGAACCTCAAGTGTTTATTGAAGATCGTGATAATTGGGATAAGGAATTAGAGAGATGCATTAAGGAGTTTCATGAACAATAAAATAGACTTATGTGCTACGTGCACTAGAGCTCATAAAGACGGTTGTCCTATATGGCCAACTCTTAGAATCACACAGGAGTGCGTTGAATATATCCCTTTGGGGATATAAAACTATATCCCCAAATAATTTGAAATTAGGCACCTTTTTCCTGTACTTTTACTGCAAACTATGGTATAATAGAACTATAAACAATAAAAAAGGAAGTAAAAAATGAAAAAGATAAAAGAGTTTAATAAAGCAACATTAGTAGAATTTCGTAATGAATTGAATGATCTATTAGCAAAATATGAAAAGAAGTCTGGTGTTGAATTGCAATCTAAAGGTATTAGGTATACATCAAATACTATTACGGTATCTGTTGAAGGTAAACTTACCGGTACACAATCTAAAGACGTTAAAGCTTTAGAATTATTTACTAAGTTTAAAGAGAATGATATCATTGATATTAATCAACTAGGTAAAGTTAAGGTTGTTGGATATAACGTTAAAGCTAAAAAATATCCATATATTGTTGAAGCAACGAATGGTAAACAATACAAATTATCACATAATCAAGTTGAAGCTAGAAGAGGTATTGCATAATGAAAAGATATTCAAATAGTTTTGTAGGTACTTTTGATCCTACTGATGAAAAGATTGCAGAGATTAGAAAGACAATATCTGCAGCCAATAAGAAAACTGGTTCTAAATTGTATGTTAAATTAGCTGGTCGTGGAATCGATCGAATCGCTAAGATGACAAAATATTACATGCAGAAAGATAATGTAGACGAAAAAAGAGCGAGTTACTTCGCAAGATACAACGCTCAATCATATATTCCAATCTCTCTTGCAACAACAGTGGACGTATACATTTATGAAAGATAATATAATTTTAGTTGACTGTGATGGAGTCCTATTAGATTGGGAACCATACTTCTTCAACTACGTTAAAGATAGACATGATTTAGAGGTGAAACACCCTAATGAATATAATGTCGGTAAAGTCTTAGATATTCTCCCCGCTGAAGGTCACCGCTTAGTTAGTCAATTCAATTCTTCTGCTCACATGGCTAACTTAGGTCCATTGCGTGACGCTGTTAAATATGTACGCAAGTTATATACTGATCATGGTTATAGGTTTCATGTAATCACTAGTCAAACATCGGATGATGCTGCTAAGGAATTTCGTAAGTATAACTTAGAAACATTGTTCGGTAAGGAAGTCTTTGAAGGTATTACTATATTAGGTCAAGGCGATGATAAAGATAAAGAATTAGCTAAGTGGAAAGACACAGGGTGTTATTGGGTGGAAGATAAGCCTGCCAATATCAAACATGGTTTTGAAGCTGGATTAAATCCTATCTTAGTAGCCCATGAACATAATATTAATGATTATGGTGATATCAGAGTTCAAGGTTGGAAAGAGATTTATAATAAAATAACAGGAGAAGTATAATGGTAGTATTATGTGTAATAATTTTAACTATTGTGGCATTTGGTTTGGGCTATGTAGTTGCAAGTATAAATTGGGAAACTAAGGAGTGGAAATAATGCCAGAATTTGATTTAGGATATTTTATTATAGGCTTGGTGATTGCACATATCATATACAAGTTAGAAGTTATTAGTGGAGACATTAAAGAGATTATAAATGATGATTGAGTATCAATGGTATATCATAGCAGCTTTAGTGCTAGGTGCGTATAAGGTTGGGATATGGGTTGGAGTTACAGTAACCACAAATGAAGTATTAGATATAATCAGTAAAGAAACAAAGAAGTAGTATAATATTAGCCGATTTAAGCATCGGTTTTTTATCGCACTAAATAACTATATTATGCTTTGATTATATAAATAAACTATATAAAGTAAAGGTCAACATAGATACCTGCGATTATGCGAAATCTATTAAACATTAGGAGAAATAAATGAAAAATTTATTCGTAGCATTAACAGTGCTTTTAACAGTAACATCAGCAAGTGCATTCTTTGACAACGCAAACTTTAACCCTTGGGATAATG